TTCATATGTCTCGCCATAAACAACCTTGGGAATGTTGTAAGAGGCTATGAGTGTAGCACAAGATGCACATGGCAAAAGGGTAACTGCAAGTAGCTCTACGTCACCCTTCTTAACTAAGCTTAAACAATTAGCTTCTGCGTGAATCATGTAAGGTCTTCTTTGATTCCTTACCGCCCAAAAATATTTATCTACTTTTTTTCCTGTCGCTAGACCATTATAGCCTACAGCTAAAACCATATTATCTTTATTTAAAGCACACGCCCCCACCTTCATAAAGGGGTCTTCGCTTCTCTCAGAAGCAGTTTTTGCTATATTTAAAGCGTATTCTTCCCACGAAATTCTCATAACAATCCTCCAGGTCTACGCGAGGCAACTGGTCGATTAAATTTTTTCGTTATTTGGAATATATTTCTCTTTCGAGTCGCCTGTAACGAGAATCTGAATGCCATACCTCATCAGTTTGCGGGGTATAGATTCCATCTATTGTCTGCACAGGATTATTCTTCTTCAGTCTTAGAGTAGAAGGCTGATAGATGTTCAAATTGTTCACGTTGATATTTGAGGTGCTTTCGCAAGATGTCAGCCCGATCAGCATCGTTGCTATCACCGCTTTCCCTAAACTCTTCAATTTGGTAGACAAGCTCCTCTTCCCTCGCTTTGTGATCCAGATATAAGTCATAATAAAATTTTTTATTTTTTAATTTTAAGAAAAGCTCTACTGATTTTAAAACAGATTTAATTAAGGTGAACATTTGATTTCTTTTAAACAACTAAAAACTTCTTTCTCGGTTCCGTCTTCTGAGATTTCCTTAACTGAACCATGCACTGTTTTTGCACAATCAATAGCCCAAGCTAGTGACCCCTCTAAGGTCGCACTGTAAGCGTGATGATATTCTCCTTTGCGGTTATATACTCTGTAAAGAGTTGGTTTACTTTTCATTTTGTGGTATGAATTCAAGGGCGACTTTGCCAACATTTTCTTTATTATCTGAAAGGAATCCGTGAATTAAAACACGGTCAGGAAGAAAGTCAACAGTTTTTTCATCTAAAAGATATATTCCATCTTTGAATAACAGTTCTTTAATCAAAGAGTGAGGGTTTTTTCTCGTAATGCCTAGAGACGCTTCTTGTCCCATTAAGTGTTTTGTTGCGCTGTTAGTTCCTACAACTTTAAATTTTGCAGACATAATATTTTTATTACACCAGAGAATACTATTTTTACCGTCGTTAAAGATAATAGCTGTTTTATCGTATCTTTCAATCCATTTCTTAAAAGATTTTAGCTTATGCTTTCTTCTGATGTCGCTTTTTGCATAGGATTTTTTATATTTTTTGCAAGCAATTTTTAAAATTTTATGAAGAGCCTCAATTATTACTGGGCTTCTTGCGTTTTCGCTTAGCCCAAACAAAAAAGTAACTTCTAAAAAGTTCGGATAATTAGATAAAAAAGTAATTAAAATTGTTTTGGAATTTTTTTGAGCCTCATAAATATGGCACTCTCTAGTATAAAAAGAGAACAGTTCTTCTATTTTTTTTCTTTTTAAATGGGGAGAACGAAAGCTACTTAAATCATAGGGCTGTGAATTGATAAAGAATTTCCAAAAATAAGGCCAAATCCGAGGATCTTCTTTCGTTAGCTGTGTAATTTTCACATCTTTATTATATTATAGAATAATAAAAGTGTAAATTAAATTATGGCGGAAGAAGGAAAAAACAAAGTAGCGAGTAGCTTATTGGATCTACAGCCCACCGCTGTCTTAGAGTTGTTTAGAATTTTTCCTGATAGGATTAATAAGCCGTCATTATTTTTAGGGTTTCATGGGGGAAGTATTTTCAGTGAATCTATAGTATGGCAAGGAGTGCAGTATCTTCCTTTAGCTATTGAAAGTGAAGGTTTCGACATTTTGGGCGATGGTAAATTGCCTCGACCAAAAATTAGAGTAGCTAATAAAAACAATATTATTACCAACTTTCTTCAAAATTATAAAGATTTAATCAACGCTAAAATAGTAAGAAAAAAAGCCCAAGTTAAATTTTTAGATGATGTTAATTTTGACGGAGGAAACCCTTTTGGGGTTGCTGATCCAAAGGCTGAACTGGCTGATGAAACATGGATAATGGGGAGAAAAACTCAAGAATCTAAGATATTTGTGGAGTTTGAATTGAATTCTCCTTTAGATTTGGAAAATTTTAGTGTTAATAATCGGGGTGTAGTAGCAAAATTCTGTTATTGGCAATATAGAGGCGAAGGATGCAGATATCAGGGAATGGCGGTTGAAAAAGATGATGCCTCTCCTTTTTTAGATGCAGATGGAAATGGAGTAGTCCCTACATACAATCCCCCCGAAAATTCCCCTGTCGATTTTATCGCTGATCCTTCAGCCAAGTGGAATGCTAATGTTAATTATCAAAAAAGCGGTGTCGTTTGGATTGAAAGCCCAAGTATTATAGTTCCACCGATGGGCGGCGATGTCAACGAGAGTGGGGTTCCCCTTAAGACAGTATATGTCTCTGTCAAAGACGATAATTTAGGGCAAAGCCCCGAAGGTAATCCAAGTTATTGGGCAAAAGACGGTTGTTGTAAAAAATTAAATTCTTGTAAAAAACGATTTAATAACAGTAACGATTTAATTTTTGTAGAGGGCGATACAGTTACTAAAACTTTTGATACTATACAAATTTCAGGAGCAGACAGTCCCGAAAGCAGTCGAGTTCCTAATTTCACAGGACTATTTCATACTACCATTGAAGAAGTTACGGGAGTGATGAGTCCAACTGGAGAATGGACCTTAATGGGTTGCGTTAATATTAATGACAACTCTCCTAAAGGAGCGGGAATTTTCAGCACNACTCAAAAAGACGNTGGAAGATGGCCTAATTGTAAATATTTAAATGTAGGAGTGGCTACAACTGACAGGGGTAATAATAGCGTAGGTTATACAACTGACAGAGTGACAGCTAATCACATGGGGTATGTTATAAACAAAACTAGCTCATCCAGTTCTGCTTTTCGTGTTTCAAATTTACATAAAACAGAAAAATTAGATCAAGGGAACATTGCTGAATGGCATTGTTATATTATTACTCATCAAACAGGCACAGCCACTTTCATTAATGGTGAGGGAAGAGAGGAAGATACTCTTTTAAATATTTATGTTGATGGTGAAAATTTATATCATATGCAAGGTTCAGATGCGGGACGATTAGATAATAATCTGGGGAATTTTGCCAGTTATAACGAAAGAACGGGTATGACTTGGGATGAATTCAATAAACCAGCTTTACCTGATACGTTTATGCTTGGTGCTGTTGAGTATGCAAACACAACTAATGGCTATGAAAACAGTGAAGCTATGCACACTTCTTCTATGAATGGACAATTGGGAACGTGGGCGCTTTGGAATAGGGCATTAGGAGATCAAGAAAGAAATTACTTACGAAAGCAAGTTATTAGACCTGTTGACGTAGTGGAAAATTTAAGTTTTATTCCTCGTTTATATGAGGATTGCACAGGAATGCAAAGCACTTTAACAGGAGGAACGGGAGACGGTTTAGAGGATGGATCAGAACCATTGCTTTATGGACACAATAGTTTGGTGTCTTGGTGGGACGGAACAACAGGTTTTATTCCTACTACTACTACCATAGGAATGACGGATATTCACACGGGAGGTTTTCATTTAACTGGCAGTGGGCAATTCACAGGGGTGCAAGAAACTTACTCAGAGGGGGCGATTGTTAAAGTGCCTAACCCCACACCAACAAAACCTAGATTCGGAGGATTTCCAGGAACAGATGGATTCAGTTATGGCAGAAATACTAAATACTAAAGATATTAGAGAGGCCGTTAATTATATTAAGGATATTTCTCATAAAAATTTCAAGAGAGAAATTTGTGGTTTTGTGGGCTATGCGCCTGAGTTAAAGGAATATGTAATTCAACATGAGGAGAATATTTCCCCTGACCCAGCCTCTTATTTTTTAATTAACCCTCTTAATTATTTATTGTTTAAAGATGAATATGAAATGGTGGGTATCTTTCATAGCCATGTTGTGGGAGATGAATCTGAATCTGAATTTGATGTGAAGATGGCAGATAACTGTTGCCAACCGTTTTTAATATATAGTTTAAATACTAAAAAAATAAATATTTATACGCCCAAAACAACAGAATCGAATGTAAATATACTGGAAAGGATTAAGGAAATAGTATGACACACGTTAGATTACATGGAATTTTAGCTAGAGAGTTCGGCCATACCTTTCCTCTTAATGTAGGCAACTCGAAAGATGTATTACATGCTTTGGATGCTAATAATGAAGGCTTTATTGCTAGAATTGTTAACTTACAGAAAGAGGGGTGCTTGTATGAAATAATAATTGATAAAAAAAGAGTTAATCATCCAGAAGAATTACAAAATCGACATACCCCCACAACTATTGATCTTGTCCCAGCCGTTGCAGGAAGTGGAATTATAGCTGTAGGTTCCGCTATTATTGGTTTTTTAGGAAGTGGAACATTTTTAGCAGCGCTTGCCAAAGCTGTATTGTTCGCGGCTATTTCTTACGCATTAAGTCCAAAGCCTGAGGTCGAACAAATGGAAATTACCGCTGACGCTTCAAAGGAATCTTTAATTTTTAGTAATACAGTTAACACTGCGAGTCAAGGAGCGCCCCTTCCCATTGGTTATGGCCGTTTGAAAGTAGGTTCTCAGGTAGTGCAAGCTACAATCAAATCTTTCCCTCAAAGTCAAAAAACCAGAGATGCCTTGCGCCCAGACGGAGAGCAAACTAACACACTCGCAGCTTTAAGAACTAACAAGGTAACTGACCAATGAGCCATGTCTTAAAAAAGATTAGTATTGCGGGAGCTAAAAAAGGGGGAGATAAACCAAAACCCCCCATTTTCAAGCCTCCTGTAATGGGAGAGTTGCAATATGGAGCTTCTTTTAGTTACTCCGAGACTCTCGACTTAGTAAGTGATGGCCCAATTGAAGGTCTGTGTAATCGTTTCGGAAAAATCATGGATGGAGAGGGGATTCTTCAAGGAATTTACCTAGATGATACTCCTGTTGCGGTTTCTTCCTCTGAAGACCCCCGCGACACTGCGGTTTCCGCAGTTCAAGAAGAAACTGCAAATATCAGTCCTTCNGAATTAGAAAGTGGAAGTGGAACAGGCGTTAAAAGTTGTAGGAGATTTTTCCAAGCACTAAATCAACAAAAACGGCGGAGTAGAGATGGTTTCATGACCCTCTTGAAAAAAGACGGCACTAGAGGTCCATATATTAATGGAGAGTATAAATATCAGCCCAATGTTAGTATGTGGATGATACGCTGGAGAAGGAACAATCGTTGCCGTAGTTTTAACCCTAAGACAAGAACTGATTATTCTACATATATTAGAGCTTACATTAAATATTATGGAGGAACCGATCAAAGGTTTTATTGGTATTTAAATGCAAATCGGCGCACCGATACAGGAAACAGTCAAGATGATGCTGTTTATAGGAATAGCCACAAGGCTAAAGGCATGCTTCAAAAACTTTTTTGGACAGACCAGACTAGCGTAGGAAGCTCTAAGTTCTTTTTTGGTTTCGGACATCGTTCGGGGGGAGGTTTCTTTGACTTGCAGTTATTCAAGAAAAGTTCTGATAATTCAGAAGCTATGGTTAGATCTGAAATCCAAGAAATAATGGATTTATGGAATAATAATAATGGAAACTTAGAACCCGATGCTAACCCAATTCAAAAAGCATTAGCTGCAAAAGCTTTAACCTCCCTTAATTGGAACGGTTCTCAAATGAATCCTGGAACTGGTGCGGCGGGAAATGGGTTACTACACAACTGGTTAGAAAAAAGCAATGGCAGAAAATGTCATGTTATTATCAAGGTCGAAGAAACTAATTCTAATTTAATTGGAAAAACCGTTGTAGAAGATGGGCAGTTAGCCAATATGAAAACTTACCTGTATGGACAAAACAATGGGTGGGGATTAGAAAGAGTAATTAATAATGCAAGCATAAGAATTGCTGATGTTACTTGTCCTGAAGTTGATGCGAGTGGGATAATGACAGGAAAAATGCACGGCTTTATCGTGTTGCAGTTCGCACCTATATGGAGAAGAACCAGTCAGAGGTGTAGTGACGGAGAGTTTGCACGCAGTTATACTGTTGCGATAAAGAAGATTACTAAAGACGCGATTAAAGATATACAAAGTTTACGTTACACTAAGGAAATAGTAGAAAACACACCTACTAATGAGTTTGAAATAAGTAGTTTAAAATTTAATTATAGCAACGTTTTAGCAGAGGTTAGAAAAGGGAAAGAAGATCAAATTCCTTTTAAATATTTTAAACAAGTATTTATAGACCATGTTTACGCGGCTCAATTATTTGGACCGTTTTCTTCTAAAGCTAAGATTTACCCCCAAAGAATAAATGCTAACACAGACATGCTAAGAAGAAGTAGTGTTTTGGGTTTAGAAGCAGACAACTATAATTTAGATTTAGGAAATGATAAACTTCCAATTAATGAGGGAAGCGATGATGAAAGAGTAGATGCAGGAGGAAGCACAAGGGATTATTCTGCTTGGGCGAATAATTCTCTAGTTAGGTGGGATGAACAAGCTATTCCCGTTACCCATACAATTTACAATCCGAATGTAACAGAAGCATTTATCACTTTAAACATCTCTAATTTGCGCGACACCTTAGTTACTGAAGTCGATAATGTTGGGGGCAATAGCAGCAACGATTTTAAAGTAGGGACAACCTTTCCTACTGTTTTGAACATACAGGTAGAAGTAGGAACTTTTGGGGAAAATGTAGATGGCTCTCGGGGTAGTAAGATTCCCTTTGGTAAACCTTACAATTATAGAATCGTTGCTCTGGTAGAAGGGGATACTTTAGTTGATATAGGTAATCCTGATTACAAAAAAGTTCCATCAGATAAAGAATTTATTGTTCGTTTGGATTCAAGACAAAATAAACTAAATGAAGCATTTAAACTTCCCCCTGTAAACATCTCTCACAATGAAATATTAAGTGCAGATGGAGAAGCTGGAATTGAAGCGGGAACTATTGAACAGGATAGTGTGCAAGAACGTTATATCCAAGTAACTAAATTGTCTTTTGAGACTAATTCTGTTTTATTAAGTAAGGCTGTAGCTCTACAGAAAGTAACGGAAATTATTCCAGTTGATTTGCCGTATCCTTTTTCTGCGATTATTGGAACTAAGCTAGACTCTAGGGCTTTTGGAGCTATTCCTAAGCGCAGTTTTGACTGTAAATTAAAAAAAGTAAAAGTTCCTAATAATTATTTTCCCACAGTAGACGGACAAGATAAAAGATATTGGCATAACGTGGGAGCATACAACCAAGTAAAATCCAACAATCCTGAAAGCCTCCTTGTTTATGAGGGTGATTGGGATGGAGATTTTAATACAGAATTGCAATGGACTGATAATCCTGCGTGGATTTTATATGATCTTCTTACTAACCAAAGATATGGAATGGGGAGTCATATCGACGTAAATAGTATAAATAAATGGCAACTCTATAAAATAGGAAGATTTTGTGATTCGGTAGATCAAGATGGCTATTTTGAAGGAGTTACTGATGGTCGTGGGGGGAGAGAGCCAAGGTTTTCTTGTAATGTTGTTTTTGATAAAGGCCAAAAAATTTATGACGCTATCAATACTATCGCGGGACTATTTAGGGGAAGAGTGTTCTTTGGAAATTCTGAAATAAATTTTGTAGATGATAGACCTAGAGGACCAGTNAATCTTTTTACTAATGAGTCAGTCAAAGACGGTCTCTTCTTCTATTCTAACAACCGAAGAGACGAACAGTATAATACTATAGAGGTTGGATTTAAAGATAGGTTTGATAATTTTGCCCCTAAGATAGAAATTATAGAGGACGAGGAAGATATAAAACAAAGGGGAGTTTTTAAGAAAAAAATAGAAGGAATAGGAATTACTTCTAGGGCAATGGCTAGAAGAGCGGGTCAGCATCAAATTTTTTCCTCCATTGATGAGAACCAAACAGTAGCATTCACTGCTGGTCTCGAAAGCCTTCTTTGTCAACCTGGAGATTTGGTTGTAGTTGAAGACGAACTAAAAACAAATAAAGCTAACTTTGGTAAAATCCTCGCAGTAGATATACCTAATGAAACTATTAGGTTATCTAACTCTTTTGTGGCGGATGACATGGGTGGGTCTTTAACTATTTATAATCCTACTGGGAGAGACACCATAGAAGGAATAGATGATATAGCCGACATTAATAGAAGTCGTTACCTCAGTTTTACTGTAACGGGAGCAGACACAGATTCTTGGGCGGGATACACGGGAGACTATATGTTCTCAGGTTATACGGCAGGATACTCGGATGCGAGTGGTGCTGATGGAGAAACAAGATATCAAGAATACGGATTATATACAGGCTTAACTACAGGTTTGGGTTTTGCTGAAAGGCAAACTGAAATTTATTTTGAAACTGGAGTAACGGGATGGGTCTTTGCATCAGGAACTGGAGCGGGTAATCTTGGGGCTTTTGATTTAGCTTCGGGAGATTTTATTTCTGAGTTAACAGGAGATCAAGGACTCTTTGCTGTTGGAACTGGCAAAATAACCGTCTTGGATATGAATGCCGCAAACAAACGTAGCTCTGTTGGTGCGGATTTGGTGGCTTTTTCAGGATTCGATGATGATAGTTTTATCGGACCTTATGATGGTGTGATGAATAATGAAATCTCTGGTGCATCGCCCAATCAAATTACAGTTTTATCCGTAACAGGTGAGGTTATTAATAAAACTTATGGAAGTTTGGTTTCGGGGATAAATAAGCCTGAGCTTCTTCCTTTTGTAAAGCTAGGGAGTCCCGCTAAATTTGAACTTACAGATACTAGCCCTTTTATTTATAAGGTTATATCTATGAAAGAGCAAAACCCCAACGAATATTTAGTCACCGCCACTAAATATGACACGGGTAAATTTAATTTAATTGAAAAAAATATCAGTATCGAAGACAAAAAAGATACTTATAGTTACCAAGTTGCTCAAGAAATAAATGGTATTACTTACGCCACTTTAGACGCTCCTGTTATCGATGTGTTAACAACAGGGGTTCCTGATGTAGTGAGCGAAACATTTAATGTCACTGGTATGTGGTCGGGAGTTGATAACAGCACGGGATATAATGTAATTTTAACTTATCCAAATGGGGAGACGGAGGAGCACACAAATGATGAGACCTTGACGGGACATTCATTTACGGGATTAGCACAGGTAGGTGTATTTAACTTTAGTGTTAACGCTCTTGGAAATAAAGGGGGTGTTGCTAATGTAAACGCTTATTTTGATTCTGATTATGCAAGTTCAGGATTGTTTATTGTTTATGATGAATTATTCACGTTTAGCAGATCTTTCCTTGATAGAATAACCTTAGTAGATCCAACTACCGCCCAAGGGGGGATAGTTGGAATAGATTAATAATATGGCACTATCTGACTATTCACTGAAAAAACTTAAAGAGGAAAAGGCCGAGGGGTTTTTGACTTTTGGAAGTGGAGCGGAAGTTCTTGCTTCAGGAGCATCAGGAGCGGGCGGATATCTAAATGCAGGAGCTATCTCCAGTGGATTTCATAGTATAGGTTTTTTACAAGTTGTGGGAATCGGAGCAACCTCGCTACCCGAAACGCTACCTGCCTCTGCTAGTTATGGCGTGGCATCAGGGTATGTTGTAGGAGGAACTACCCCCATAGGAGATATAAGAGGGGATGGAGTAGGATATCTACAAGCAAGTTCTTTTGCAGTAGGTGGTAGTGATCCTTTTGTCATACCAAGAGGAACCGAAATAGTAACAGCGTTATATGCTGAATATGTAGGAGTGGGAACAGCGGTAAATACTAGAAAAATAGGTATCGGCACAACTGCTACAGATATTACTACTTATGGTCACTATGAGCTTACTGGAACCACGCCTGAATTACACGAATTTGAAGCCGTTTATCCTATAGATACTGGCTCGTTAGCCAGCGTAACAGTGGGAAGTGGTGTTTATTTAACTTCTGAAGTTACATGGGAGCGTGAGGTAGTGGACCCTATGGGGACGCAATTACTGAGTGCTGCTGATATTAAAGCTAACGCTTTGGTTAGTGGTGTCCAAACCAGTATTTTAAATGCAGACGGCACTTTAAAGTTTCGCAATTATAGAGAAAACGAAACTTCTTCTTTTACTTTTACCCGAAGAAACAACAAGGATGTCTTCGGAACTTTTACTAAAAACTTTGGTATAAGGACTGATGTAGTTAGTTACAATGGGGATATCCACCGAAGTGATTATTTTGTTTATACTAATTTTTTAAAAGTAAATGATGTAATAATACAGGATGCTAGTGGAGTAAAAAGAAACCAAACAACAGGGAACTGGACTCCACCACCCACAGGAAGCATTTCGAGTAGAGAAGACGCTATAAAAGCAATTAGCGGATTTAATCAGCAACCTGTTTACGATTCAAATGGAACTCCACTGAGTGGGGCTTCGGGATATGTAGAATTTCAATTCGCTTTTGAAAATGATCCTACTTATACAACTTATGGAGATTTAACTCTTTTTGGGGCAGATACCCCAAACTTTACAACTAATGAAGCAAGTCTAGTGGGGACTTTCCCGCTAGATCAAACACAAAGGGGACAAACTATTAGAGTCTATGAGGGGGATGGAATTCCCACAGACACTGGTCGTTATTATAAGATGGCTTTTGATAGCCCCGCAGGATTTTTGCCAATTTTCTTCGAGGTGGGGCCAGTAGAGTTAGCTCAGGTTCCCCCAGTTAATATGGGTTTCATTCCCAATAAGGGTAATGCTAAATTAGAAGGCGATATTATAATCGAAGCGGCAGAGGATGGAGAAGGTGGATATGTAACTGCTGATTGTCTTGAAATTGGACCATCTACTTATGATTATCCATACGCCATAAAAACTCATGAGGGTCATGTAGGTATTGGAACTTCTACATCTCTCCAAGCAGGAGCAAAGTTAAGTGTTAACGGAAGGGCGATTGGAACTGGAGATGGTGGTAGATTGACTGGCCCTAGTGATTTAGTTTATATGCTTTCGGGGGATGCGGGAACAGAATCTGATACTTTCCAAACAGTTGCTGCTAGGGGAAATACAACCACAACTGATATTGGTATAGGACTATCAACTACTCCTAATGCTCAACTTCATGTTAGTGCCTCGGCGGGCGCTCCCACTTTCAGGTTATCAAGAGCGGCAACGGCTCAAATCTGGGAGCAAACAATAGACTCCTCCAACCGCTGGCATTTAGTAGAAGCTGCTTCGGAAGGAGGCACTCAGTATACCAGACTCCAAATAGATGACGCTGGAGAAACTTTAGTTGCCCCTAATGGGGGTAATGTAGGTATAGGATTTAGCACTAGCCCAAGCAATCAATTAGATGTGGCGGGTGGAGTAGGAATAGGGAGTAGTTACGCGGGATCTAGCTCAGCCCCCTCTGACGGTTTAATTGTTCAGGGAAATGTAGGAATAGGAACCACAGATGTTTCTTGCGCTCTTCATATCTCTGGGAATGCATGTGGGTCTGGTATAGGGAATCGCCTAACAGGTCCAAATGGAGTCCCTTATCTTCTTGTAGGCGACTCTCCAGCAGAGACTCAAAACCTGCAAGACGTTACTGAAAATGGAAACACTACTGATCAAGGACTTGATGTAACTGCGGGAGGAATGACCTGCACAGGCCCGAAATCTGTTACCGAAATAGGAAATGCTGACGGCTATGCAATATATACTGAACAGAAAGCTGCTGTAGGTATTGGTGGAAGTATCTATTCTACAGGATCAATGATCGCTGGGGGATCAGGTCACCACATCAGTGGAGATTATGATACTATTGCTGGAGGANCACTTAGNTAANATNTCNGGNGGNAACTTTAANTTTATTGGAGGTGGNTCAGGTGTTNANATCGACCTTACTGGTAGTCAATATTCTTCAAGCATTGGAGGAAAAAATAATGATATTTTAGATTCTAACTATTCCATAATTGGGGGGGGTCAAAACAATAAAATAAAAAATGCCACAGTTTCTTTTCTAGGGGGTGGCGAGAACAACCAAATACACGATGGCGTTTCTGCCATAGCTGGTGGTGTATCCAACCTGATTTCAGGAGGGAATGGATACTCTTTTATTGGAGGAGGAGAAGAGAACGAGGTGCNTGGAACGTTTAGTTCTGTATTAGGNGGAGAGGGAAATAAAGTTTACGGAAGCGATGCTGTTACTCTTGGTGGATGGTTTACTGAATCAACAGGAAGATTTGCCCTTGTTGGCCCAGGAAAAGCTTCAAAGGTAAGCGGAGACTATGCTTTTGCTTTTGGTAATAAAGCTGAAATTCCAACTTCACATAGTGGGGCAGCAGTATTGGCAGACGGTCAAGATAGAGTCCACGCTTCTAGCGGAGCACACACTGCTCTTTTAGATTTTGCACATGGTGTTTATGTTCCTACTACTGGATTTTTTAATAATTTACATGTAAGTGGCGTTCCTGTTTTAACTGGTGAGAATAACCCAGCGGAATCGGATACTTTACAAACAGTTACAACTCGCGGAGATACCACCACAACTTCTATAAATTCTACTGGCCCACACATTTCTGGGGGAACGGGAATATTTATGGAGAAGCTGTCTGTGGGAACAGCCTATTCCAGCTACAACGCGACCATTAAGGGAACCTTGCAGGTCAAGGATGTTGGGGGGACTTATGATGGTCTCTTGTTTACATCT